TACAGGCTTCGGGTTTTTACAGAGAAATAGATATAGGAGAGCCAAAGCCGTACCATTCTGATATTGAGGAAAAGAAAGCAGAGGATGCTGGATACTCTTTGACTGATGATGACAGGTACACGCTGTATGAGATACATGCCGATCTTATAATCGAAGGTGTAGATGATGATGACGATATAGCTCGTCCGTATGTGGTTACTATAGAACGTGGCACAGGTTCTATCCTGTCAATTCGTAGAAACTACGAAGAGGGTGACCCCCTTACTCTGAAAAGACAACACTTTGTACATTATGCGTATGTACCCGGCTTTGGGTTTTATGGCCTTGGCCTGATACATATTATTGGTGGTTACGCCAAAGCAGGAACTTCCTTGATACGTCAGCTTGTTGATGCTGGAACTTTATCCAATTTGCCCGGTGGATTGAAGTCCAGAGGGCTACGTGTCAAGGGAGATGATATGCCCATAGAGCCGGGAGAGTTTAAAGATGTGGACGTGCCGTCAGGCAGTATCCGTGATAACATCATGCCTCTTCCGTACAAAGAACCTAGCCAGACCCTTCTCGCCCTACTGAATCAGATAACACAGGAAGGTCGTAGGCTAGGCGCTATTAGTGACATAAACGTATCGGATATGTCAGCTAACGCCCCCGTTGGAACTACTTTGGCGCTTTTAGAGCGCACTCTGAAGCCTATGGCTGCGGTACAGGCACGTGTACATTATGCCATGAAACAGGAGTTCAAGCTGCTCAAAGCTATAATGACTGAGTACGCTCCAAAAGATTATGCGTATCAGCCACAACGAGGTGAGGTCTCTGCCAGACAAGCTGACTATGCTATGGTTGACGTAATACCTGTAAGCGACCCAAACAGTTCTACGATGGCGCAACGCGTGGTGCAGTATCAGGCTGTGTTACAGATGGCACAACAAGCCCCACAGATATATGATCTGCCCCAGCTACATAGACAGATGATAGAGGTGTTAGGGGTCAAGAACGCTGATAAATTGGTGCCGACCAAGGATGATGCGAAGCCTACAGACCCTATCAGCGAGAACATGGACGCCCTTGTGGGCAAACCTGTAAAAGCATTTATCTATCAGGATCACGATGCCCATATCGGTACACATATGTCGTTTATGCAAGACCCGATGGTGGCACAGCTAATAGGGCAGAACCCGCAGGCAAAACAGATTATGGCATCTCTACAGGCGCACATAGCAGAGCATTTAGGGTTCTCATACCGCAAGAAGATAGAAGAGAAGCTTGGCGCACCGCTACCTGCACCGAACGAAGAACTGCCAGAAGAAGTAGAAGTACAACTGTCACGTCTGGTTGCAGATGCAGGCAAACAGTTGACTCAAGCAAACAAGCAGCAAGCAGCACAGAGAGCCGCACAGCAGAAAGCACAAGACCCGATAATCCAGATGAAGCAGGCAGAACTGCAGGTCAAACAGCAAGAGCAGCAGCGTAAAGCAGCTAAAGATCAAGCAGATAGTGTTCTGCAAAGAGAACGACTTAACCTGCAAAAAGCCAAGGATGCTACATCTGCTATGATGGATGCGGAGCGTATTAAAATAGAGCAGGCCGAGGTTGCTATAGAAGCCGAAGAAAAAGGCGTAAAATTACAGCAGTCCGGGCGTGTAGAACGCAACAAGGCAAGATTAGAGGCAGCAAAGATGCTGCAGTCTATGCCTACGCCTAAAAAAGGAAACTAGTAATACATGGCAAAAACCGTCTTTGACGTGCTTAAAGAAAAGATCGAAGGTGATAAATCTTCTGCATTAGAATTTCTTGGTACAGGTGGGGCAAAAGATTACGCCCAATACAAGGAAGTCGTTGGCTTAATTCGGGGTCTCGAAGCCAGCGTAGGATACATAGAAGACCTCTCGCGTAGTTATATGGAAGATGATGATGGCTGAAACAGTAGTACCCTTAAATGACGCAGACTTTGATTTGCAGTTACCAAAACCCGTGGGCTATAGGTTGCTTATAGCGTTACCTAAACCGGAAGAGAATTATGAAGGAACAAGCGTTTTAAAAACTGAAAAAGAAAAACAGTTAGATCACATTATGTCTATTATAGGTCTTGTGGTTGATATGGGCGCAGAGGCTTACGGGGATAAAGACAGATTTCCGCATGGGCCGTGGTGTAAAGAAGGTGATTACGTGTTGTTTCGTATGAACTCAGGCACACGTTTTTCGGTTGAGGGTATTGAATACCGTTTAATGAATGATGATTCAATTGAGGCAGTTGTGGCTGATCCTCGTGGCGTTACGAGGGCATAAGCATGGCATTTCAAAAAGTAGAGTTTGAGTTTCCACACGAAACAGACGATAAAGATATAGAAGTAGAATCGTCCAGTGCTATTGAGGTAGATTTAAGTGGTGAAGATACCAAAACTGAGACTAAACCCGAGCCTGAGGTCAAGGTGGATACTAATGACAGCGAGGTGGCAGTTGAAGTCGTTGACGACACGCCAAAGGCTGACCGTAATCGCAAGCCGTCTGAACCTCCTGAGGATGTTACAGAAGAAGAGCTTGAAGACTATTCCGAAAAAGTCGCAAAGCGGATCAAACATTTTAGCAAAGGCTACCACGATGAACGCCGCGCCAAAGAAGAAGCTATTCGGCAAAGTCAAGAGCTTGAACGCGTTACTCAACAGCTTATGGAAGAAAACAAAAAGTTAAAAGGTAATGTTAACAAGAACCAAACTGCTTTACTAGAACAAGCTAAGAAAAACGCTGAAATAGAAACAACAGCCGCTAAACGTGCTTATAAAGAAGCATATGAGTCTGGTGACTCCGAGGCGGTATTGGCAGCACAAGACCAGTTAACATCTGCTAAGTTAAAAGCTGATAAACTAGCAAACTTTAAATTGCCTTCTTTACAGGAGACCGAAACACCTGTACAGACGGATACAGAACCCGCTCCAACAGGACAGGTCGATCAACGAGCCGCAGATTGGCAGAAAGCTAATACGTGGTTTGGGGTCGATGACGAGATGACAAGTTTAGCGTTGGGGTTGCATAATAAACTTGTCAAACAGGGTGTAAGCCCGCAAAGCGATGAATACTACGAGACTATAAATACTCGTATGCGTCAGGTCTTCCCAGATAATTTTGAGGAGGCTGCAGAACCCGAGGCTGAAGAGCCTAAGCGAAAAGCAAACGTGGTCGCACCCGCAACGCGGAGCACAGCACCCAAAAAGGTGACACTTACCAAGACCCAAGTGCAAATCGCTAAAAGGTTGGGGCTGACACCTCAACAATACGCCAAACAGGTTGCAATAGATATGAGGAAAACAGATGGCTGAAAATAGATTAGATCGTGAGTTACAAACCCGCGAAAAAAAGATACGCAAGAAAGCTTGGGTACGTCCAGAGACTCTACCGTCTCCTACTCCCCAAGAAGGATGGGCGTATCGTTGGGTTCGTGTCAGTAATCAAAGTCAAACCGATGCCACTAATGTTTCTTCTAAATTGCGCGAAGGTTGGGAACCCGTAAAAGCAAAAGATCACCCAGAGATTACTATGGTTACTATAGAACAAGAGCGTTTTAGAGACAACGTAGTGATCGGCGGTCTTATGCTGTGCAAGGCTCCACAGGAAATGGTAGACGAACGCAACGAATATTTTACAGATCAAGCAAGTAGTCAGATGCAATCCGTTGACAACAACCTAATGCGTGAGAACGACCCTCGCATGCCGCTGTTTAACGAGAGAAAATCTCGCGTAACATTCGGTAAAGGAACTTAACTTTTTAGGAGCTTGGAATGGCATATCCTACAGTAAGTAGCCCTTATGGGCTTGTTCCGGTAAAATTGTTGAGCGGTGTTCCTTATGTGGGTACTGTACGTCACTACAAAATTGCTAGTAACTATGGTACGGCCATATTCTACGGGGATGCTGTAAAGCTAGTTACCGGAGGCACCGTTGAACGTGATACGTTTGACGCTGCTATGACACCTATTGGTGTTTTTATGGGTGTATCTTACACCGACCCCGGCACATCTCAAAAAACTTTTAGGCAGTCTTACCCTGCAAGCACCGTTGCTTCTGATATTGAAGCTTATGTGTGTGATGCAACGGACGTGCTGTTTAAAGCGGCTGTGCTTTCATCTGGCACCACTGTTGGTGACTTGGCAATAACTGACATCGGAGCAAACGTTGCTGGTGTGGATAATACTGGTGATTCCGTATCGGGTAACTCCCGTAGCGGTATTTCAGATACTTCTGCAACTACCAACACGTTGCCTTTCCGTATTGTTGATTTGGTTCAGGAAACTAAAAACAGTTCTGGTGGCTTTACCGAAGCTTATGTGAAGTGGAATGCAGGACACGCATTCGACAACACTACTGGCGTATAAGGAGTTATAAACTATGGCTATTTCTCGCGCCCAGTTACTTAAAGAACTCCTACCCGGCCTGAACGCTTTGTTCGGATTGGAGTACGCAAAGTACACCGAAGAGCATACTGAAATCTTTGAAGCCGAGACTTCTGATCGGTCTTTTGAAGAGGAAACCAAATTGAGTGGTTTTTCTGCAGCACCTGTTAAAGACGAAGGTTCTGCGATTGAGTATGATAACGCTCAAGAAGCCTTCACCGCACGCTATACACACGAAACAGTGGCAATGGGTTTCTCTATTACTGAGGAAGCTATTGAGGATAACTTGTATGATTCACTATCTGCTCGTTATACCAAGGCACTTGCCCGTGCTATGGCGTACACAAAACAGGTTAAAGCCGCTGCTATTCTTAACAGTGCCTTTGATTCAAATGTGACTTATGGAGATGGTAAAGAGCTTTGCGCCACTGACCACCCATTGGTCAGCGGTGGAACCAACTCTAACGAATTTGCTACGCCAGCAGACCTTAACGAAACTTCTCTTGAGGCCGCTGTCATACAGATTTCTGGTTGGACAGACGAACGCGGGTTGTTGATTGCCGCACGTCCTCGCAAACTCATCATTCCTCCAAACCTGCAGTTTGTTGCAACACGTTTGTTGGAAACAGAGGGACGCACTGGGACTGCGGATAACGATCTAAACGCGATCCGCAATAATGGCTCTATCCCAGAAGGATACGCTATTAACCACTATCTAACCGACACGGATGCGTTTTTTCTTATGACAGACGTTCCAAATGGTTTGAAACACTTTACACGCAGTCCAATGGCTACATCTATGGACGCTGACTTTGATACTGGCAACAGCCGCTACAAAGCACGTGAGCGTTATAGCTTTGGTGTTTCTGACCCACTTGGTATCTTCGGCACACCCGGAGCCTAAGTATACTGCTCGTCAGGCTTTGCCTGTACGCCTGAACTGGGGCAACTTCGGTTGCCCCTTTCTTTTTGTTTTGATGTGTGTATAATGTGTATATTCCTGACAGTTACATAGGGTAGCTGACACTAGCCAAGACAGGAGACTTACATGGCTAATACGACTTTTAATGGTCCCGTCCGTTCAGAAAACGGATTTCAAGTGATATCTAAAGACGCTTCCACTGGCACTGTAACTACAGTCGCAAGCACTGCTTCTACAGGCATTGTAACCAATAAACATGTAAAACATGTAGGTTTTGCTACAGGCGTAACAGTAAACACTACGGCAGGTGATAGTCCGACTATTGGCGAGTTTACACAGCCAGCAAATACAATCATCACAGACATTAAAATCTTTTGTGATGTATCTCCTGTTATCGGGACAGGTGACATTGGGTATGAGGTTGGTACAACAAGCTCTGGTGCACAGATTGTTGCGGCTCAGACTGATGAAATTCTTGATGGTGGTACAACTGTTGTTGCACACAACGTAACTGTGACCAGCTTGGTTCTTCAGACACAAGACGGCACAACAGCCCCAGCTTCTGTTCAATATACAGATACAGAAAGAACTATATTCTGTAACATAACCAACACGGTAGATGCTACAACTGCAGGTTCCTTTACGTTTATAATTGAATACGTACAAATAGCGTAATAGGAGGATTTCATGGCTGATACAGTAGCTTCGCAAACTATAATTGATGGCCCTCAACATGTCGTTATGAAGTTTACTAATATATCAGACGGTACGGGTGAATCTGCCGTTACAAAAGTAGATGTTAGTGCTTTAGAGAATGGCTGGAGGGACCAGACGTGTACTGGCGTTGTTATAGAACGTATCTGGTGGCAGTGTATTGGTATGAAGGTGCGTATACTGTTTGATGCAAGCACGGATGTTATGGCTATTGAACTTGGTGAAAATCAAAGCGGTAGCCATGATTATACGCCGTTTGGTGGTTTGACTAATAATGCTGGTTCTGGTGTAACCGGAGATATTAATTTTACTACAATCGGGCATAGCTCTACAGATACATACACTATAATTTTATATATGCGGAAAAAATTTGGGTAGCGCATATGCGTAACTATTACAAAAATGGTGGGAGTGTGAAAACCCCTGCATGGCAACGTAAAGAAGGTAAGAGTAAGTCCGGTGGACTCAATAAGAAGGGTGTTGAAAGTTATCGCCGTGAGAATCCCGGCAGCAAATTAAAGACTGCGGTTACAACTAAACCCAGTAAATTGAAAAAAGGGTCCAAGGCCGCTAAACGCCGTAAATCCTTTTGCGCCCGTATGAAGGGCATGAAGAAACGTCTTACAAGTGCTAAGACAGCAAACGATCCGAATAGCCGTATTAATAAAAGTCTACGGAAGTGGAACTGCTAATGGCTATTTCTCGCGCTCAAATGGGCAAACAAATACAATCGCCTCCGTCTAAAGTTTCTCAGAAACGGAAGAAAGAGGCCGCGAAAA